AACACCAGCCACCACTTGGTCGATGGACACATGGGGCGAGTATCTGGTGGCCTGCTCCAGCACTGACGGTATGCTGTACGAGTGGCAGCTTGGCTTTACAACGCCCACACTGGCCGCACGAATCACAAACTCACCTGCAAGCTGCAAGGCTCTGATGGTCACAGCCGAGCGCATTATTTTTGCCCTGGGCGCGGATGGCAACGCACGCAAGATTAAGTGGTGCGACCAAGAAGACAACACGGCATGGACAGCCTCCACCAGCAACCTGGCTGGAGACTATGAGTTGTCATCGACAGGCACCTTGCTGGCTGGCAAGCGCGTCAAGGGTATCAACTTGCTGTTCACCGATGTGGATGTGCACACAGCGCAATATGTGGGTGCGCCATTTGTTTATGGCTTTGAGCGTGCTGGCTCTGGCTGCGGCCTGATTGGGGCGCAGTCTGTGGCTGCCATCGACACTGCCGCCATCTGGATGAGCAAGTCAGGGTTTTGGATTTACGATGGTTACGTCAAGCCACTGCCAAGTGATGTGGGTGATTACGTCTTTCAAAACATCAACTATGCGCAGTCATCCAAAATCTATGCGGTCCACAACAGTCAGTTTGGTGAGATCTGGTGGTTTTACCCCAGCATCTCCAGCAACGAAAACGACAGCTATGTCACGTTCAACTATCGAGAAAATCATTGGTCAATTGGTGCGCTGGATCGCACTGCTGGCAGCCATGCTGGTGTTTACACCAACCCGCTGATGGTGTCTGATGATGGCTATGTGTACGAGCATGAGGTGGGCTATGCCTACGATGGCGCAACGGTGTTTGCAGAGTCTGGACCGATTCAGATTGGCAATGGCGACAACGTGATGAGCGTGCGTGAGGTCATCCCCGATGAACAGACATTGGGCGAGGCCGTGGTTTCATTCACCAGCAGGCTGTACCCCACAGGAGCGCAATCGTCATTTGGGCCTTATTCGGCAGCCAACCCGACTTCTGTCAGGTTTTCGGGCAGGCAGGTCAATGTGAAGGTGACGGGTGCTGTGCTGGCCGACTGGCGCATTGGCACGATGCGGCTGGATGCGGTGCCTATGGGCAAGCGATGATTGACCTGGGGCATCTGGAGCGACTGCGCCACCATGTGGAGGCGGCATTAGAATACTCTGGAGGCACACACCACTTTGATGATGTCGTTGAGATGGTGAGGGACAGCAGGCTGCAAGTGTGGCCGGCCACAGAGTCCATTGTGCTGACTGAGATCATTGTCTATCCACGGCTAAAGAATTTGCACTATTTCTTGGCTGGAGGCGACCTAGATGAACTTTCACGGATGCGGCCAATGATCGAATCCTGGGGCAAGTCAGTGGGTTGCACCAGGGTGACTTTGGCAGGCCGCAGGGGCTGGTCAAAGACATTTTTACAAGATGAAGGGTACAGCCCACAGTGGTCTGTATTGGCAAAGGAGCTTTAACCATGGCAACAGCAGCGGAAATTCAAGCAGAACTGGCGGCAGGCCCACAGACACAGGATGCACTTGATGCGGCTTTGCTGAAGTACTCGCCAGCCGAGATGGCTGCGGCATTCCCTCAGTTTGGCAACGTGGCCGACTTCAACAATGCGACTCAGCAGGCGTATGCACGGGTGCAGCAGCAGCAGCAGGCTGCTAACCGTGCGGCTGTGCAAGCTGACATGGCGGCAAGAGGTGAGGAAATTCGTATCGCCAACCCCGGTGGATCGGTCACCACACAAAGCACACCCCGTCCTCAGATTTCTGGAATTCCACAGTCTGAAGTGGATGCGGCCAGAGCGAGACTGACACCAGAGCAGCAGCAATTCATTGACTGGCAGATAACCCAAGTCAACAGCATGACTGGCGAAAGAATTGGTGATGCCTATGCGCGGCAGGGTGTCAACCCATACGCCAACCCAGCACAAGCACAGGCACAAATTGACCGTGCCACAAATCGTGAAGAATTGTTTGCACAGGCTGGCATTAACCCCGGCGACCTGCGCCCATGGAGCGATGCACCACCACCAACAGTGGGCGGCGGTGGACTGCTTGGCGGTGGCACGGCACCAAGAACAGTCGTTGGTGGCGGTGGTGTGCCCCCTGGCACTGCACCAGCCACTGGCGGTGGACTGCTTGGTGGTGGCACTACAGCACCCGCTGCACCAGCACCAGCAGCACCCGCAGCACCTGCCAACCCCCGCATCCAAGCCATCCAGCAGTGGTACAGCGCCAACGCTGGCCGCACAGATCCACAGGCCCAAGGCGACCTGAACAGGTGGCTGGCCACAAGCGGATTCACAGCCCGAGAGATCAACACAGCCCTGCCTCAGTGGGGTTTGAATGACCTTCAAAACGCCATGCGCACGGCCATTGGTGAGGTGGCGCAGCAGACACCATTCGCACCAGCAGTGACGCAGCCCTTAGTGCAGCCCTACACATCCATTGCCTCGCAACTGCCTGGAGGCATGGACGCACGCGCCCAAGAGATTCGCAACTGGTATGCGGCCAATGAAGGCCGAGGCACTCAGGCTGATTTAGATCGTTTTCTTGCCAGCGGTTACTCTGCCCAAGAGATCAACAGGGCATTGCCGCAGTTTGGTGTGAATGACTTGGAGCGCCAGATTGGTGTTGCGCGGCAGGCATACCCAGATGCAGCTTTGCAGCGCCAACTTGCGGCATACCAAGCAACTGCACCCGGTGCGCAATTCACAGGCGCTGTCAGCCCCTACGGCCTACTGACGCAGCAGACGCAGGCATTCCGCAACCCGTATGCCGACACCTTGGCCAACACGTCATTGGGCGGCTACAACCCCGGCGTGTACAACGTGCTGCTCAATGAGACTGTGGACCCTGTGACGGGTGCTGTTATCGACAATGGCAGCGGCAACACGGGCGCTGGTGGTGCATCTGGCGGGGATGCTGCTGCATCACCCGGTGAAACTGGTGTCTCTGCTGAAGGCGAAGCAAGTGCTGGAGGCCCAGGAAGCGGCGGTGGTGCCGACAACTACATGGGCGGCCTGATCACCCAAGTATTTGGCCCAGACCCTGATGGCCCCGATGAAGGCCAGATCAACATCCAGCGTGGCGAATACGTCATCAAAAAATCAGCGGTTAAGAAGTATGGCCAAGGCTTGCTAGACATGATCAATGACGGCAAGATCCCTGCCAAGAAAATGAAATCTTTACTCGGTTAAAGGAGAGCGAAAATGTCAAAAGGTGGAACCAGCACCAGTGGTGTGAATATTGATCCAGACGTTAAGGAAGCGTTTCTTGCCAACTTTGCCAATGCGCGAAGTGTTGCAGGGGCGCTGCCTACGCAGCAGTTTGCAGCACTTAACCCAACGTATCAGGCGGGTGAAGAGGCTTTGGTCAACACGGGCTTGGCTGGCCCCGGCATTGCTGGCACTGACTTGGCCGCGCAGATGGCCGCTGCTGGTGGTATGTATCAGCCCATGCAGCAGGTCGCTGGCCAAGCCAACCTTGGCATGACGGGTGCAGGCTCCATCGGCTCTTACATGAACCCCTACACCCAGATGGTGCGTGAGAACGCCTTGGGTGACTTAGAGTCTGCACGCAGATCGGCCATCCAGCAAACGGGTGAGCGTGCCACACAAGCCCGAGCTTTTGGTGGCTCACGCCAAGGTGTCGCAGAGGCTCTGACAAACCAAGGGTTTGCCAAGCAAGCCGCGACACTTGGCACGCAACTCAACGAGAACGCATTCAACAACGCAGTGCAATTGCAGGCGGCTGACCTTGCACGCCAACAGCAAGCAGCGGGAGCCAACCAAACAGCAGGCTTGCAGGCTGCGCAGTTGCGCCTTGGCGGTACGCAGCAACTTGGCAGCTTGGCAGCACAGCAGCAGGCTTTGCGCCTTGGCGGTGCGCAGGCGGTGATGGGTGCAGGCGGGGCGCGTCAGGCACTGGAGCAGCAGCAGATGGATGCCATCCGCAACATTGGCCTGCAACGCCTTGGCGTGGTGCAGTCGAGCCTGGGTGCGCAGCCTGCGAACCTTGGCCAGATCGCCACCACCCCATACAGCCAGAACGTGGCATCTGGCGCATTGGGCGGTGCATTGGCTGGTGGCCAAATGTTTGGCCCATACGGCGCAGTGGCTGGTGGCATTTTGGGCCTGCTGGGTTAAGGAGAATCACATGGCAACAGGTTTTGACTTTGCAAGTTTGGGCAATATGTTTGCCCCAGGCGGCACACCGACAGGGATTGATGCCCTGTTCAACGAGGACCAGCGCCGACTGATGGGCCGCAATGCCAACCTGTCGGCGGCGGCTGCGCTGCTGCAAGCCAGTGGCCGCAGCCGTGAGCGCATTGGCTTGGGTCAGGCTCTTGGCTCTGCCCTGCAAGCGGGTCAGCAGGGCTACCAACAAGCCCGTGCGGGATCGCTGCAAGATTTGTTGCTGGGTGAGAAACTGAAAGAGGCGCAAGACGTAAGGACGCGACAAGCTGAAATGTCTAAACTTTTCCCGCAAGTATTTCAGCGCACAGACACTCCAGAGACAACAGCAATTCCCGGTTTCCCCGGCTTCCCTGGGCGAGATGAGGACGGAAACTTGATGCCCGGTGCGCAATTCACCCCAGCGTCTACGCAGTTAAGAGTTGACCCCAACAAACTGCAAGCATTGGCAATGCTTTCAAAAAATCCGCTGGAGAGTCTTGGGCAAATTGCAAAATTAGTTCCAGACCTTAGAAAAGCTGGATTGACTGGTGCAGGCACACAAACAGATAACCCTTTCAGTGTGTTTACAACAGATCAAACGATCCCTCAAAACGTGCGCAATGTTGCCCAGCAATATGCCAACAGTTTTTCATCTGGTGCCTTGGACCCCGACAAGGTTGATGATCGGGTAAAAACCTTGTCTGAAATGGCGCAAAGAGCGCAACAATTTGCTGCGACAAAGGATGAAAAAGAAGCTAACAGACTGAGAATGGAGGCTCAATTTAAGCAGTCTCAAGATGAAAAAGAAGCCAACCGACTCAGAATGGAGGCTCAATTTAAGCAGTCTCAAGAGGCTTTGGAGTCATTCCGCAGTCAAGGTCTGGAAAACTCAGCGCAGGCCAGAAATTTGGCCGCAAGCATCCAGCAGCAAACTCTTGATATGCGCAGAGAAGCTAACGCCAACAAGCCGGAACAGTTTTCTTATTCTCAGAAAAAGGACTTTGACAGTGTTCAGAAAACACTGGAAACGGCTAAGTCGGCTGAAGACAGCGCATTGCTTGCCGCAAGGGCAGCGCCATTGTTGTCTCAGGCATATGGTGGCCGTGTTGAATCAGGAATTAAAGGCTTGGCTGGAGCTGTTGGTTTCAGCACTGCCGCAAAAGAAGCCAATGACCAGTTGACGCAAATCTCTCAGCAATTGGCTCTTAAAACCCCAAAATTTAGTGGACCAACATCAGATGCTGATGCAAAAAGATATGACAAGGCTGTTGGTGATTTGGCCAACCCTAGCGTCAGCCAAGTATCAAAAATTGCAGCATTGAAAGACATTCAAAACCTTGCACTCAAGCAAGCAGATTACGCACGACAACAAGAAAATTATTATTTTGCAAACAATAAGAGTTTGCGAGGTTTTTCGTTTACTGAGTCCAATCCATTTGGGAAGTGATCATGGCAGAAAAAAAACCAACCACTAAAGACATTTATCTGCTGTCGCAGCGGCCTGATCTTGCTGCAATGTTTGATGAAACATATGGCCCAGGTGCTGCTGCGCAAGTGTTGTCAAAAGTCAAACCAGTTGCCTCGCAAACAGCGCCAAGCCAACCGACAGGAAGCTACACAGGCGCAGCGGTGCGAGGGCTTGCACCACCATTGCTTGGTGCTGCCATGGGCGCTCCATTCGGCCCTGTGGGTATGCTTGCCGGAAGTTTGGCATTGCCTGCTGCTGATGCGTTAACTGCACTTTTAAACACAGCAACTGCTGGCGCTGAAAAAGTTACGGGCGGTCAATATGGAAGAATTACAGCGCCATCTCAGGGCATACAAAATCTGCTGACTCAAGCTGGTGTGCCACAAGCAGAGACAACTGGACAGAGAATGCTTCAAACTGGTGTTGGTGCAGTGGGTGGGGTTGCTTCTCAGTTGCCTGGCTTGCAGCGATTGGCAACACAAGCATCAACCCCATTGGCCCGAGCAATATCTCAGCAAATGGCGGTGCGACCTGTTGCACAAACTGCTGTTGCTTTGCCTGCTGGTGGGGCTGGTCAACTGGCCGCCGAGTCTACCCAAGCACTTGGCCCTATACCTTCAACCATTGCTTCCATGCTTGCGTCAACCGCAGTTGGTGGGGTGGGTATGGCTCAAAAG